TCGCCTGTGACGCTTTCCTCATCCACGCAAGCGCGGAGTAAAGATCCTTGCTGTTGAGACAGCATTTGGATATTTGCGGAAAACTGATTCACAAACGCTGTAGTGATTTCGCTCGACATAATCGAACTCCTTCATTAAGCTATTGTTTTTTCAGGGTTATTTTCGCCGCGGTTATCCGTAATGGGCCGTGCTCAACGCTTAGGTTCGTTACTCCACTTGTCGCTGGGGCTTAGAAAGATCTAGGCTTGTCCAGCTTCACCGCTCTGAATCCGAAATAGTCTTGAGGCTTCAGCAACGTATGTTAGGTGTTCGGGGTGGCGATGATCCTTGTAGGGACCGCTCGCCATGATTTCAGGGATCTTTCGACCCGCTTCATCTGCGGTCATAACGAGCTCAGTGGGTTGACCGATTATTTTATCTTCGCCAATTTCCTTGGCAAACGCGCTAAACATGCGGATAATATCAGGATGATCACCCAATAATCTGCCATCTGCGAGCTCGATTTCATTAAGCATTTCCGATTTGTTGCCAAGCAATTGCCGGGCCGCGCCATTTGCAAGCTGTAGTTGCTGCTCAAAAGCCTGGCCGTATTCTTGCTTTAGCTCGGCTACCCCTTCCTGCAGGAGCGTTTCAGCGTGATCGTACCGCTCAACTTCCATTTGCTCTAAGGAGCCATCCATGAAAGACGCGATAGTTTGGGCTTGTTTGTTATTAAGCCCCGCCTCATGTGCGCTTTCTCGGAACGCCTCGAGTGTGCTATCCCCAAGCTTTCCTTCCAGGCTAATTTCGTAGTTGGTTGGCGCTTCGGGCCTACCACTTGCGTTATAAAACTCGCCCCATTGATCGTCAGACCAATTCTCAGCAGGCCGGGCCATGTTATCAGCGCCGACCATTCGTTCCAGGTGCGTGTATGATTTTGCAAGATTGTTAACGTCTTTGAACTTTTGTAAGCTCGGGTTGCCTCTGTTTTCTTCGTTTAGTGTATCCAGAAAACCAACTGCAGCCGGGGCTTCCATTGCCACGTCTTGAGATCCCTCTGCCGGGATTGCCTCGTCGCTCATGTTTAATTACCTTTTGGTTTGCTTTCCTCGGTGATCATCCTGGCGATATGCAGCATGGCGCTGCGTTGACCTTCAAGGAAAGCACTTTGATAAGGGTCGCCAGGAACAAAGGTTGTTTGATCGTAGTTCAGCCGGGCTTTTAGATCTGCCAGGACAATATCTCCGTCACCGTCTGAGTTAAAAACAAGACGGTATGAGCGTTTTACATCTTCTATTTTCTTCATTGCGGCAGACCACCGGGCAATCCACCCACAGCCTTAACCATCGGCGCGGCCTTTTGCATTTGCTCTGCAGCCATCATTTGCTGCTGTTGCTGCGCTTGTGCGGCCTCTGCCTCTGCCTGGGCCTCTCGGATTTCAGCAACTTGCGCGTCAGATCTAATGACCTGGGCCGGTATGCCTGTTATATCGACCAGGTATTTTACAAGACGGTCTGAATCGAGATAATCCATTACTGGCGCTATTTCATTGACCTGCATAAGCACCTCGAACCCGCGCAACATTGATTGCAGATCCGTTAGCTTTTGCGCTTTTGCCAGGGGAGATACATACTCAATATCTATATCCTGGCCCTGTAAAGCCTCAGGGGGGGTTGGGAGGAGCCCCGCCCTGAGTAGCAAGCCAAAGCACCGTGAAATCATGGGCTGCAATAGCTCACTTTGGAGGCGACCCAAAACTGGACCGAGTAGTCTCATGCGTTCTTCGTTGCGCTGCAGCACTTCCGTTGCCGTTTGCTGCGCACCGCCCTGGCTTAGAATTTGGTCTATGAAAAACGCCTTGTTGATTGCTTCCCGGCGCTGATCTTCCATTGCCAGGCCCAAGGGATTATTCGCGCCGATCTGCATGGGCTCAATGCGATCCCTGGAACCTGATCTATAAAAGTTCAAGCTTCCCGGCGTGGTACGCACAGGCAAAACGAAACCATCATCTGGCACCATTAAAGGAGGATCTATTTGTTTTTGGGCTGCGCGGATCGAAACTTCGCACATTTTATTAAGCATTTTCGTATCTGGCAAAGCGTTCATTGATACGGATCTGCCATAACTCGACGTGCTATCCTTGCTCATTCTTGGCGTCAGAAAACACATTTCATCATAGCCGCCTTCGCTCAAAAGCATCTTTGTTTCAGCATGATAATACACTGAGGCAAAGGGCTTAGACATTTTGGAAAGCTTGCCAGTGGTTTCACCTCTAGGAAACACGCAATGTATAACGTCATGTTCTTTATATGGATCGTTTTTTAGATCGTTAAGACATGCCTGGGGAAGCTTATCCTCGCCAAACCGCTGCGCCATTGCCCGGGCAGACAGACGAAACTTGCGAAACACCGTATCCACAATGTCATTCTGATTTTGCGAGATATAAATCTCTGCGATATGCCTGGATTGAAACCGCAATCCGTCCTGATCGCCCTCGACATACATTGCCGCCGTTCCAAAAGTCACCAGATCGTAATATAATTCATGCACTTCTTGCTGAAAATTAGAGCGATTGAACTGTTGATACATTTGATCAATGGCAAGCTCGAGCCATTCATTAGCTTCATCATCGCCCTGCAGCATAGGATCCCTGTATCGCATGCTAAACCAGGGCGTTGAGGGGCTTGTGAGCATGCCATGCAATGAGCTGGCGAGTAATTCAACGGCATGTATTGCAGTGCCATCGAAGATCCGCTCTGTGCGCTTGTCTCCCTGGGTGCGTTTTTTGGTAATGTCTGCCTTTCTAGGCAACATAAAGTCAGCGAGCTCTTGCCAATGGCTTTCCCAGTTACTTCGCTGAGATTGTAGCTGTTGAAAGCGCCTGTCCAGGTTGGCAACCATTGGCTTAATTTGCATTAGGCGAGCCCATATGTTTGCATCATTGATCGCCTTTTGGCTTTCTTAGGATCACCGCCCTTGCCCTTGCCGGCCATCTTTTGATTAAGACGCTCGAGCGGATCCACGGTGTCCCTGCGCTTTGCTGGCTGAGAGGCTTTAGCGCCCATTTCACCAGCAATATTGCGCTTTTTCATCATCATCATCTGATTAATCCACCCATAAGAGAGCGTTTCTTTCGCGTACTTTCTTCCCCAGCAAGCAATCCAGCTGGGCTTGTGGCAATCGTAGAAGATCTGCCCTTCTTATTTGCATCGAGTAAGGCTTGCTCAGTTTCGCCAACTGCATCGGGATCAGGCAAAGCAGGGGCAGACGCTACAGGCGCAATGCCATAGCTAGGCGCTGCAGCCCGAGCCATTGTTGATTGCCTGGGTTTGTCTGCATCATCCTCTTGAGAGGGTGCGTTCATCCGTTTAACAGACGCCTCAGTACGGCGGCGATACTCGGCTTCCTCAGACGGGTTGCCAAACTTATCTATGCCCAAGCCATAACGTATATCTTGTGCTGCAGCCTTCGGCATTTTCTTCGCGGTCTCACCCGCTTCGCTTGCACTAGATCCCATATCTACCTCCTACGCCGCAAAGACGTTATAGCTATTCAACGCCTGTTGCTGTGGCGCTCGCATTTTGTTGTTTCCAATTCTCAAGCCAACGGCCAAGTACCTAAACGCATCTGCGCTGTGGCTAGAGAAATCATGCACAGGGGTCGCTCTGAACGTCCGTGTGCGCTCGTTATAAGCCCTGTGATACTGTCTAAGAGCCTCGAGCCCTACCTTCGTCTTATCTCTGTCAAACCAGCACTTAGGAATAAGCATCTTCGCTGCGTGTATGCCATCCTCAAGCCCAAGCTTAGGAACAACGCGGAAGTTAAGCCCGAGATCATAAGCAATCTCCCTGCGACTTTTCCCGGTTCCAAGCTCCCTCTGCTCAATGTCATGCGGAGCAAAGTGATCCTGGTATAAATAACCCTTGTCAGACAAAACCTTGCAATAGTGCGGCAAGCCCTCGCCTCGCGTCTCATAGTAATCAATCACATGAACAGCTCGCCCGGCGGTCTGCACAAAGAATACCGCAGTGCTATCGCCTACGCCGAGATCCCAAAACGTCCAGACACGCAACGCAGGATCATACGGCACATTCGTAACGCGCCCATCTTCCTCAGCCTGCTCAAGCTCCTTGCCGTAAATACTACCAGGCACATTCGCCTGCCAAGAACACTCAAACTCCTGGGCATACTGATCGGGGCTCATCATCTTCTGAGCGGCCTCTAGTTCCTCGCGATCAAGCAACCCGGTATCAGAAGCCTTGTGAACAACAGCAAGCCAATTCTCATCGCCCTTAGCCTGCTCATACAGCTCATAGAAAGCGTTATGCCCTTGAGGTGTGCCAATGAAACAACACCAACCCTTAGAGTTAGACAGAGCAGGACGTATGACCTCAGGAAACACGCTCTCAGGCATATTAGCGTATTCGTCCATCACAACGCCATGAAGCTCAAGACCACGCAATGCCTGGCCGTTCTCAGCGCCTAACAAGCTTATCCTAGCGCCGTTAGGTAAATC